TTTGGACCGTGATTTGGGTGAACCCAACAAGGAAATTGGGCAGATAGAGAAGAAAAAGCAGACGATGTCTGGCGTTAGTGGGTCAGAAGACAGCCGTTATGTGCTGTACGAATGCCACATAGAGCTTGATATTGAGGGGTTTGAGGACGAAGAGGACGGTGAACCTACGGGCATAGCCCTGCCTTACGTGGTTACTTTGGACAGCGAAGGCAACATCTGGTCTATCTACCGCAACTGGAAACCAGAAGATGAGACTAAGCGCAAGCGGGAACACTTCGTTCAGTACACGTTCATCCCCGGAATCGGCCCGTATGGGTTTGGATACGTCCATATCCTAGGGGGATATGCAAAAGGGGCGACATCTACCCTTAGACAATTGGTTGACGCTGGGACACTAGCCAACCTGCCCGGAGGACTGAAAGCTAGAGGTCTGAGGATTAAGGGTGATGACACCCCTATCGCCCCGGGTGAGTTCAGGGATGTGGACGTACCGGCAGGGACTATTAGGGACAATATTGTCAACCTGCCGTACAAAGAACCCTCAAACGTACTGTTCCTGCTTTTCAAGGAAATCGTAGACGAAGGACGCTCATTGGCGTCTACGGCGGACATGAAGGTTGCCGATATGAACCAACAAGCCCCTGTTGGGACTACGTTGGCGATTATCGAACGCATGATGAAGGTGATGTCTGCGGTTCAAGCCCGTGTACACGCCTCAATGAAGAAGGAATTCAAGCTACTTCGTAACATTATTCGGGATTACACCCCCGAGGAATATGCTTACGAGACCGATGAAGGGCGCAAGATCAAGCAGTCTGACTACGATCACTGCGACATTATTCCCGTTTCTGACCCAAATTCGTCCAGTTCAGCGCAAAGAATGGCCCAATATCAGGCTGCTTTGCAGCTTTCTCAGAACGCACCACAGCTTTATGACTTGCCGGAACTCCACCGCGAGACATTGAGGGTGCTGGGGATGAAGAATGCTTCCGTTATTGTCCCGGATAAGGACGATATCAAGCCAAGAGACCCTGTCATGGAGAACATGAACCTGTTAAATGGCAAGCCTGTTCGGGCTTTCCTATATCAGGATCACGACGCCCATCTCGCGGTCCATCTGGCAGCGGCGCAAGACCCCAATATGCAGAAGATTATCGGTCAAACGCCTTTGGCTAATGTAATTCAGCAAGCCCTACAGGCTCACCTGATGGAGCATATGGCGTTTAAATACCGTGTGGACATTGAGAAGCAGATGGGGGTTGATCTGCCTAAAGAAGACGATGATTTGCCTGAAGAATTGGAGACCCGTGTTGCCAGATTGGCGGCAGAGGCGGCTCCGCTGGTGCTTCAGATGCACAGCCAGAAGGCGGCACAGGAAGCGGCGGCACAGCAAGCACAAGACCCCGCAGTTCAAGCCCAACAACAGGATATGCAGATTAAAACCCAAACATTGGAGTTGAAAACGAAGACTTCTGTTGCTGAACTTGCCCTTAAACGTCAAGTTGAACAGTCAAAAGACGAGCGGGAACGCGCAAGAATTGAATCCCAAGAGCGTATCGCGGGGTTGAATGTGGGGAAAAGCATTACACAACAAAAAGAAAAGCTGGCGCAAGAACAAAAGCTGGCAGGGTTTCAAGCAGGGGTGGATATAAGGAAGAACGTTGATCAGCAAAACAATGGAAGACCACTTCAGGAAGGAAATGCGAAAGCAAATGAACGAGTTGGCTGATGTTGTCGCCACCGGAGGAGTGCAGGATTGGGATGCGTACAAATACGTAACAGGGCAAATCGCAGGACTTGCTTTCGCGGAACGTATTTTTTTAGACCTAGTTCAACTCACAACGGAGAAAGACGATGATTGAAGAAACCAACAAGATAGTTGAAGAAGTTCCTGAAGGGGAGGCTAGCGCCACCCAACTTCCAGACCCATCCGGGTATCGAATCCTTTTGGCTTTGCCAAAACCTGATGCAGAGTTTGAATCTGGTTTGGTAAAAGCCGCGCAAACAAGGCATATAGAGGAGGTTTCCTCCGTTGTTGGCTTTGTTTTGGAGGTAGGCCCAGACGCATATGCCGACGAAAAGCGGTTTAAATCTGCGTGGTGCAAAAAAGGAGACTTTGTGCTGATCGGACCTTACGTAGGCTCAAGGTTCAAGATTCACAATCAAGAGTTCCGCATGATTGATGATGATCATGTTCTTGGTACCGTGCAAGACCCTCGCGGTTATAGCCGCGCCTGATAGGAGAAAAAAATGTCTGAAGAATACATGGAAGAATTGAAAATGCCCTCAGAAACCCTTCCGGCAGCGGAAGAAGGTGGTTTGGTTGAAGAGGAAATTATTGTCGATGTAATCGACGACACCCCTGAAAAGGACCGTAACAAAGAGCCGATGGTTGAAAAGCCGGAGCCTGATGATGAGGAAATGGCGTCCTACTCCGACAGGGTTAAGAAGCGCATACATACGCTCCAAAGGGCTTATCACGAGGAGCGCAGGGCTAAGGAACAAGCCGTTCGTGAGCAGCAAGAGGCTATTACTTACGCCCAAAACGTGGTTGAGCAGAACAAGTCGTTGGTTAAACGTACCAATACCGACGCTACCCTTCTGCATGAAAGCTGGAAGTCGAAGACTGAAGGCGACCTTGCTAGTGCCAAACATTCATATAAAGCGGCATATGAATCTGGCGATGCCGATGCACTTATCGAAGCTACGGAGGCTCTTAATAGGGCTTCAATACGCCACGAAAATGCCATCACTAAAGAACCCGCTTTACAACAGGAAACAATTCCTGTAAAAAGTGCTAGTACTGTTTACACGGAACAGCCACCCGATGAATCCGCAGTCAAGTGGGCGAAAGCAAATACTTGGTTCGGAAAAGATCGCCAAATGACGAATCTGGCTTACGGTGTACACGAAGATTTGATTGAAAAGGGTATTCATCCTGTACGGGATGCCGCTAAATACTACGAAGCAATCAATACTGAAGTGCGAAAGAGGTTCCCAGACTATAGCTGGGGAGACAACGTGGACAAAGAGCCACGCCAAAGGCCAGCCGCAACCGTGGTTGCTCCGGTGACTAGAACATCGACGGGCAAAAGAGTTGCGCTAACGCAGACGCAGGTAGCCATTGCTAAACGTTTAAACATTCCCATTGCGGAATACGCCAGACAAGTTGCAGTTCTTCAAGGAGCTAAGTAATGGCTGATACTCGTCAAAACCGTGATATGCAGACCCGTGCGGCGTCTAGCGATAGACCTAAGCACGTATGGACACCCCCTCAAGTGCTTCCGGACATTCAGAAGCGCGACGGATGGGACCATCGTTGGGTGCGGACTAGCCTAGTAGGCAAAGCCGACAATACCAATGTGTCGTCACGCTTCAGGGAAGGTTGGGAAGCTGCGCCGAAAAGTGAATACCCGGAGTTACAAGTACTCACGGATCGTGACACGCGATTCCCCGACAACGTAGAAATAGGTGGTTTATTGCTTTGTCGTGCGCCCACAGAGGTTATGAAGGCAAGGTCTGACTTTTACCTTCAGAAAGCTTTGGATCAAACGATTGCAGTAGACAACAACTTGATGAAGGAAAACGACCCGCGTATGCCCTTGTTTAAAGAGGGTAGATCAACGGTTAGTTTTGGGAGCGGAAGAAAATAATCTTTCGCACAATACATTTTAGGAGAAATTAAATGGCATATCCGACTATCGACGCCCCGTATGGGTTCCGTCCGGTCAATTTGCTTGGTGGTCAAGTCTTCTCGGGTTCCACCCGTCAGATGGCAATCGCCAGCGCACATGCGACCAACATCTTCTTTGGTGACATCGTAATTATGTCCTCAAATGGATGTATCAACAACGCCACTTTGACCGATTCTGCGGTTCAGGTTGCGGGTATTTTCATGGGCTGTTCGTATATTAATAGCAGCAGCCAGCGGGTTTTTGGTCAGTATTACCCCGCGACGATCACGCAAACCGTTGATAGTGCCAATGGCACCATTGCGTACATTGCGGATGATCCTGATCTGGTAATGAAGGTTGCCATCGTTTCTGGCACCACTGTTATCAGTGGCAACACTCGTGCGGGTCTGGTTGGTGGAACGGCTGCGTGGGTTGCGAATGCTGGTAGCACAATTACTGGCGATAGCAAACAAGCTGTCTT